CTCTGCCTGTGGGGCCTGTTCCATTACCGTCTCCTGTGGGGGTCGTGGGTAAATCGGACTTCATCGCGCAACCGCGACAACAACTTGTTGGCATCCGAGTGGGTCATGCTCGACAACTGGTGACGCAACACATCCACTCGACTGTTCTTGGGTTCTTTCTTCGTGACAAACTTGGTCGGGTCTTCGTTACCAACCTCGACGCAACCGTGAGCCTTCAGGTGCAAACGATGCTGCGAACGGGAGGTAATCATGCGCCCGTCAATCATCGACTTATACGGCGCGATGTCTGGAATGATGTAGTGATAACCGCCCTTGGAGTCTTTTTTGCGCTCCACAAGTTTGTCATCAAGATATATGTAAGTACGCTTCATTTTAGTTTGCGGGGCCATTCCCAACACCGAGGTTAGTTTCAGAAACCGCTTCTATTTGAGCAATCTGAAGTCGAGTCCGTGCGTCAAGGTCAGCCTTGTACTTTTCAATCTGCGCTTCTATAGATTGACGCTGTTGCTCAATCTGCATCTGTGTCTGCGCCTTCATTTGCTCAATTTGCATCTGCATTTGCAGTTTGGCTTGCTCTAACTGTCCTTGCATTTGAACCTTTTGCGACTCCATCTGCATATCAGCCTGCGCTTTTGCTTGCTCTGCCTGCGCCTCCATCTGCGCCTGTTGCGCGGCAGGGTTCTCACGCGGCTGCGCTGCCATCTGCTTCAACTGCTCCGTTGCAGCGTCAATCGTACCCTCAAGCGAACGCGCCGCCTTGAACGCCTGCACGCCATACTTGAGCAAGTCCATCATCACCGGGACAAGTTCCGGCGAGGCTTGACCGACCGGCAACGCCTGCTGCAAGAAACCGCCGAAGGCTTGCATAAACTGGAGCCTATCCTGCTTTTCTTGCGCCTCGTCAATCTGCACGAGGCTGTCAGCGGCGATGTCGATGCGGAAGTTACGCAACGGCTTTTCGCGGATGAGTTGCAACGCCTGCGGGATAAGCGCCTTGTCAGCGTCCGACATCTGCTCTGCGGCAGAGTAGGCGAGGATGGTCTGCGGCTGGTACCGCATACACATCACCTGCGCCTTAAGCCTGATGACCTCGGTTGCAAAAAGCGCCACATCTTCCTGCATCGACCGCAACCGCAGGCCAGCGTACTGACCTTTGATTTGCTGCGCCGTCGCCGTCTCCGAGGCCATCGACTGACCACGGATGATGTCGCTGATACCCGTGATTTCGTATATCTGCGCCTTGATGTCAGACCGCGCCTGATAGCATTGGATGAGCGCCTGCGCGATGGTGTCGAGCGGCAGCAAGTCAACGCTGCCCTTTAAGCCGCCCTTCTCGCTAAACGCCGCCCATTTGTCCACCGGGATGAGGGCATTGTTGTCGCCCTCGGTCATCAGCCGATGCAACGCCGGTTGGCTAGCATCGTACACGCCGCGCACACGCAGCGCCTTGACCAGACCATCAATGCGGTCAGAGAGGATGTCCAACTCCATCGCTTGGTCTTGGTACAGCACGAAATCGGGGACAGGCACAAGGTTGTCCGAGGTCGTCGTGGCGTAAAGCGGTTTTGGACAGGGGAAGAACCCCTCGAAGTTAAGCGGGTCGTCACGCACATCAATGAAGTGCGACATACCCTTCGACAACCAGTAGACCTTCAGCGTCTCCTTGTCCCAGAGTTCGCAAATCTTGGCGAGGTTGTACTGACGCTTGCTGTCGCGGTAGGCGTTGAGCGTTTCCGGGCCTTGGTCGGTCGGTATCTGACGCGCCATTTCCTCGCCAAAACGCTCTACAAGCGCCTCACGGGTCATGTAGACCCAGCGCCATACCTGCCCCACCTCTTCCCAAGTGCGGCCCTGTGAGTGTCCAAAGTCCTTCCAATGAACATAATCGACCGGGGCGCGTTCGTACTCAATCTCTTCAAGCGGCGGCGGTGCGCCCTCGCCCTGTTCGATGGCAGAGGTGATGGATACGCCATCGTCCTCTACGCCAATGGGGGCAACATGAGGCTCGTACCGCACCCATGCCGTGCCTCGACCGCCGAGGAACCTATCCTCGACATCGTATTTCATGGTGGAGCGGAAATCGGGGTAATGCTCAATCTCAAAGTCGATGGCGCGTTCGACCAGCCGTGCAGCGACACGCCCAACGGGGTCGTTATCGCCAAAGCGTCTGCTTACATCAGCCTTTGGCAGTTTGGCGTAAACGGCAGGGATGAGCGTCTGGACATTGCTCCAGAGGATGTTGAACTTGGCGGTTTCGTTGCCGCCCGAACCTCTGGTGTCGTCGCGGTAACGCTTGACGAGTTTCTTCACCCGCGCCTGCCACTTGGCAAACTCGTTCTCGTAGGTGCCGATGACCCGCAGGTACTTCTCAAGTTCTCGGCTTGCGCGTTCGTCCATCTGTTAATCCTTCTTGTTTCGCGCAGAGATGGCTCTGGCCTTTGCCTTCGCATCTTCCTTGCTCGACGCACCCCAAGCACGCAGCGCAAGGGCGAGGCGTGTAGGCTTGCCGTTCTTCTCCATCGGCCCAGCCATGTTGCCCATTCGTGCGAGGAAACTAGCGCGGCGAGGATTGTCGCCGCCCTTCACCGGGGGCTTGAGGGTGCCGCCCGTCTCGGCTTTGTAGGAAGCGCGGCCCTTGGCGTTCAAACCGCCCTTCGGGTTTTTGCCTTCCTTACGCTGCCACGCTGCGCTCATCAGTAACCCTTTTTCTCTGGTTTGGCGGTCTTGGCAGACTCGCGGAACGCCTTCGCGGTCGGCGCACCAGCCTCTCCCGGCTTACGCATCTTTTCGCCGCTACCCGCAGCAATGCGTTGCTGTTTAGCAAGTATATTAGCATACAAACCTGCTTTTCTATTCATGCCCAACCTCTTGCCGGATTAGTAGGAACATTGATTGCTATTTCGTTAAGCATATTAGCATCAAAATTGCTTGCATTTATAACACGCAAATTAGCGTGGAACCCCGGCACCGCCTTCATCACCGGAGCCGCTACGCCGTCCTCTTCGATGACCTCGCCCGTGGGCTTGTATACCGCGCCTATGACATCGAGCGCGTACCTGTGGCCGTCTGTGACATGCCAGCCGCCCTCGCCTTGGGTCACGACCCCTGCCGCCTCTAGTGCGCTGTAGAGGGCTGCGGCGGTGGTTGCGCGGAGGTAGTAGTCGCTCATGCCGTGAGTGCCTGTAAGGTGGTGTTGGCGAGGCGGACGGGGTAGTAGGCGATGCGGCGGATGTAGCCTGCTTTAACTCTGTTTACGCCTGCATGGTCTGACCCAATATCAAACCTTGTAAGCGCCGTTGGAATTGTTGCGGAAGTATCTGTTGCAACCGTCCCACCATCCTTACAAGCCGCAATGTCGTTTGTTGCGTAAGCGCCGCAAAATTTGGTGTTTGTGTTAGCAGAAACGGCTACTGCCGCTGAAGCACTACCGTCAAACACGCCGCCACTTGCAGTTACTAGTTGCACGAAGCCAGTTGAAGCAACATTATCAACCACTGCGTTGTTGTAAGAATTGTCGCTCGCCCTTACAAGAAATTGATTACCACCAGAAGCAGGCTGCGAAAGAGAAAATTCCACAAACATTGAGCCGCTTGATTGGTTATACCACGACGAGAAGTTAGTCCCCGTCATGCTCGCCACATCTGCATTGCGCGTGAGGGCGGTGGTGGTGGTGGGGATGACCGAAGTGGCAAATGCGCCTTGCTCCAGTTGGGGCAGGCCGATGCGGAGGGTGAAATCTACTGGTAAATCGTTAGTAAAATTTGCAACAAGCGTTGCAGCGACAAATGCTGTCGATGCATTCGCGGCAGTAAATGTATTAGTAACACGCTCTAAACTAGCCGTTGGCGTAAACGCAGAGTTTTGAGACGTTAACGACAACCCCGAAGAATCGTTGTACCGAACAGTAAGCGACAACAGTATTACGTTAGTCAGCGTTCCAGCAACCAACTTAAAATACGCAGCGCCTGTCCATGTTTGTGCATTTGCGGCAGTAATGAAATTAAGCGCGTCAAACGTCAACACCGTGAGATTTCCAGCTGCTCCAGATGTACCGCTATAACGAACGTCAATGTAGTTGATGCCGTTTTCTGTGCCTGTGCCGACAATTTCTCGTGTAAGATTGTCAACCGTTGTTCCTCCAGTCCAATTCGTCGGCAACGTCCCCGGCGTACCCGCCACTGCACCCTGCCCTGTGTTGTTGCGGATGGAATTGGTGCGCTGCTCCTCAATAAGCAAGCCTCGCGCTGCAAGCGTCGTAGGGTTGTAGTCGAAACGAGCCTCGCCAGAAGCCGCCGTAGACAGTACGCCAGACGAGTTGAAATAGGTCGCCGTAGTTGCGCGGGTGAAGGTGATGCGGTTATCTAGGCTTGTCGCCCCGGCAAACTGCAAATCCAGCGTCGGCTTCGGAAATGTAGTGCAACCCCAAGTGGCAAGCATGGCTTTATGACCAAAATACCGTGCAATCAACCGTGCCGCCGATGGTCACTACAAGCGAGGTAACAAAACATCCCGGCATGGGATAAAAGGTTGCCGAAACTGGAGTGAAAGTGTTGACCAGAGTGTTTGAGCCATCTTGAATCTTGATTGTCGGGCTTGACGATGCGCTGGCAACGAAAATTCCGAGCAACCCGCCCGTTCCCGTACGCACAGTTGTCGTAGAAGTGATGTTCTTAAAGTTTTGGCTTTCTGTAACCGGATTACTCATATTCGCGCCCTCCTTGAGACGCTACGCTCGTGAACCTGCCACATATCGTTTAGCGTGACCTCGTTCTGTGGCCCAACAATCAAGGTCTTGCTCTCTAACGGCTTCTGCGCGGACGGTTCAGCCCTCCACGCAACGGCTAACATACGGAAAGCGTCGGCAGGGTGTGATGTCCAATCGTGTCGGGGTGATGCCCTGAACGCTTTCTTGTCCTCATCATACTCTCGTTGATACTGGCGTAAAGCCTCTATTCCGTCGCCACATTTTACGGAATTGAACCAAGTTCGGGGCAACAT